GTGATTCCTGTGCCGATAGATTTTTTACTCATTAGTAGTATTTATACTCCTTGTGAGGCATATCCTCATCTTTGTAATCTTCAGGATGCTCAATAAAACCACCCTGTCTAAATCTCATGAGAGCTTGTGTCATAGAGTCAACTAAGTCATCATGATCGCCATAAGGGAATGCTGCGCACTCTTCTATGACTTCTTCTGCAAACTTTTGCTCAGGCGCCCATACAACACCAGACTCAAATAATGGAGCCACAGCGTTGACTCTTGCGTGTTTATCTTGTCCTTTGTTAGGACTAAAATTAATAACCGGTATACCCATCTTACGTAATTCATACGTCAAAGGCAAACCAGAAGCTTTGGATTCTATCACAACTGTCTCAGGTTTCCAATACTGATATTGCTCTAATGCAACTCTTCTTAACTCTGGAAACTCGTATCTTTCTTTCAAAGCATCTAATAATATCAGATTAGGTCCTGAATCTTGATTAGGATAAAATACGCCCCAGGTTGTGATTGCAGAATAATCAGCAGTTTCTTTTTTCAAGAATGCTGTATCGTAAGATTGTATAACATGTTTCAAAGGTGGTACATCATCACCATCCCAAACTTTCCACCATTCACGTTTAATGATTGATCCTTCTTCTGATGTTGGATTTTGCATCCACTGCGCGTTCCACTTTGGAACAGATAGTGATGCTTTAACACCTTCTAATTCTTCTAGCTTCCAAAATTCAGGCCAGACTGGATCGCCTGATGGCATGATCGCTGGAAACTCTATGACTTCCCACTGATCTGATTTAACTTCTTTTTGTGATCTTAATAAAGCTCCTGTTAGATCTTTTGTTGACCAACGAGTCATAACCAGGATTATCGATCCACCAGGCTGTAAACGCTGACGAGGACCTGACGTATACCACTCATACGCCTTCTCAAGAGCAGCCGCGTTCAACGCATCTTGCTCAGAGTGTGGATCATCAATGATAAGTAAGTCCGCACCACGGCCCGTGATTGCTGAGCCAACACCGGCTGCATAATATTCACCGCCTTGTTCTGTTTCCCATTTACCAGCTGCCTGACTATCCTCTCTTAGTCTTGTCTTAAACACTTGCTGATATTCAGGACTATCGATAAGTGTTTTAGCTTTTCGTCCAAAGCGGATCGCGAGTTCTGTAGTGTGGGTCGTTTGGATAATTTTTAAATTTGGTTTCCTACCTACCATCCATGCAGGTAAAAGGTTTGATGCAAATTCTGATTTAGTATGCCTTGGTGGCATATTGATAATTAATCTTTTTATTTTTCCTTCTGCAATTTTATTAAATTTTTCTGCGATGATCTTGTGATGGGACCCTTCAACAAATTCTGGCCATACGTGCTTCACGAAGCTTAGAAAATCACCATGGACTTGGGACCCCTTTCTTTTTTCTGAAAGTTTTGCAGCATATTTTAGAAACTCACGTTTCGCATCTGGTGGTAATTTTTTATATTCTTCTATGTTCATGGGACCCATAATGTTTTTATCGTGTGTGTACGTGTAAATCAAGGCATAAAGGCTATATATGTGGGACCCCTTTTTTGTAAATGGTGGGTGGGTGGGCCCACAAGCAGCAAGTTTGAGTTTGAATAGAGACCCAAAGCGCCCCGAAGGGGCGCAAAAAAAGAGGGCGCCGAAGGCGCCCTCTAATGTTTAGTTATGTGATTTAAATTATCCGTGCCATTCTGACGGAATGTTATTAGGTATGTAGATTGCGTCACCTACAATTATATCTTGATCACCGTAAGTGTCGAAGTATAACTTAGACGCTAACTCATTGATGGGTTTATTTTTTAACTTACCTTCTTCATCGATAAGTAAGATCCCATCTTTTACCTTAACAAGTTCAACCCAACCACCTACAAACTTTTGTGCGTCTGATAGTGATGGGTTGTCCTCTTTCTTTTTTATTTCTCTAAGTGTTGTCATATATGGGATATTATATTATTGCTCAGCATTGTCAAGCTTAGTTATTGTGGTTCGCGTATAACTATAATCGCCATATGAACTTTGATACGTCTTTTTCTCAGGGTCAGCGATTGGCGTTTCAAGAGGCTCGGTCCTTGGTGCAATCCTTATAATTTGCTCAACATATTTATTTGCAAAATCATTGTAACAACCATTGCTACAAAAATAATTATAAAAACTAGTCCCAAGTTGATAACCCTTGTATTGTTTTACCTTTCTAGTTCTTAGAACCTTAGAACCTTTAGACCCTCGCACACGGTCCAAAGTTGAGTGCGTATGACAATTCGGACCGTGGCACCAATGATATTCAGCCATTGTTTAACTCCCCTTGACCAATTGAGATTGCACTCTCGCCACTTGCACAACGATAGCCCCCTCTATCTCTATCGTAATAAATAATATATCCATTACCGATTTTACATTTCTCGTCCCATTTAGCATTTCTGTAAACGGGTCTGCCGTTGTACTTTTTAGGTTTATAGCAAATTGAAAAATATACTGCCTCTTTCAATTTCTCTATAACTGTTTGTGCGTCTGTTTTTTTCATTGTGTCCTCTTTCTTCTTTCTAGTTTATGTATGGGATATTATCATATCCCATACATATTGCAACACTTAATTTAATTGAGATTGTTCGTATTGTTTTCGCAACGCAATCTTTTGCTCTCTAGTCTGATTTTTATTCTTCATACCTTTGATTAAGTTTGCTAAGTTGCTTGGATTGTAGATAGTCAATCCTGTTGAGTTAGTTCTAACAAGTTCTGCCTCATCTACTTGTATTCCAAGTTCAGTTGCAAGTTCAATACCCTCACTCAAATATCTGTATGCTTTCAAACCGATTTTTAATTGTTCAGTTTGTTTGCTAATACTATCTATCCAAGTTTGGTGTTTGGAAACAACATTGGCTTTTGCCATTCGCCATTGTTCAAACTGTTCGTACTCGGCTTTGGTACAAGCGATTGCTCTTGAACGACAGTGGCTAGTTCCAATGACATCAAGTAAGAATTGTTTATCAAACTTTGAAGTCATACCTGTATGTTCATCATAACGACCTTTACCTAGAAACTTATTATTTGCGTCTACGTGCTTGGTCTTATGTGGGTTGTTGTCCTTACCTGATTGCTGTGCAATTATATCAGGGTTCAATCCATTTTCTTTTAGTTCCTCTCGGTAATATGCGTGTGCAAAGTGGTCTCTCTCATCACTATCACTATACTCACTACCATTGAGGTTGCCATACAAACTAAAATCAAAATGAGATTGCGTGTCTTTTTTATCGCCATCTTCATCAACATCTTCCGAGTGTGAAAAGTAAAAGCATTTATCTTTTGCAACTACATCACAAGGGTCGCCATATTTCTTTTTGAAATGTCTTAACGTGGCAACATCTTCTTTCGGATATGACCTTTCAACTACTTTTCGTGCTAGTTCAAATGCCAACGTCTGTTGGTTTTCAAAGTTTTCTCTCGCCTCTAAAAAACCTTGTCGTTCTTGCGTGTCCTCTTTTTCAAAGACATCTTTAATACGATTATAGAGTTTATTTCTATATTCAGTATTCATTCTTATCTTACTCATATATGTCCTTTTGTTTATTGTTTTTAATACTTGACAACTTAACAGAAATTCCTATATAGTCAAGACATATGAGAAAGAATAATTATACTTGTACAATCTGTGGTGAGTTCACGTCTTATGATGAGTGGGCAAAACCGAATGTTTCGTGCATAAATTGTGGGAGTGAAGAATGATGGAATTATTAATCTTAATATGCATTGTCGGTGCTATCGGCATTGCCTATTTTGGAATAATGGGAACATAGGCGCGAGCCTCCAAAACTACGCGCCCTTGACCCCTGATCTCTGGTGCCACTTGCAAGGTAGCTACAGTGCCAGAGATCTGGGGTCAAGCTAGGTCCCACACTAGACCTAGGTTAAGTCATATAAGCACGCAAGTGTTGACAGGATAGTTGCAAACGAACTGGCTTGGCCTAACAAAGGACATAATGAGATGGTAAAATGGACAACGATAACTTTCAAGCAACTAGCAGCCCAGAAGGATCTCCGGCTGGATGCTGGTTACTGGATAAAACAAAAGGAAAAAAATGAAAAAAATAACAATCGAGCTACAAGCCTCAAGCGGCCAGCAGAAAAGCTTCATCGCGGATCTGTATCTAAGCATGCTGCCATGGCAAAGGTACGCAAAGTTTAAAATAAAATCTGGTGGTAAAATATACAAGCCACAAGCTGCGAGCTTCAAGCACCAAAGATACAGACCTGAACGGGAGGGTGGGCCCGTGAGCAGCAAGCCTTGACACATATGGGATTTTATGGTAAACATGAATCATTAGCCCTTGGCCCCGTAGCGCTATTCAAAACTTCAACGGGGCATAAACACAAACAAAAGGACACAAAATGAGATATTTAGTTTTACAAAAAATGAAATACATCAGAGGCATTCAATATGATATGCCGCCTATGGGTAAAGATGGTTTCCCAGATTTAGCGACTGCAGAAGGAGCAAAGGCTGCTCTGGAGACGCTTGAGCAAAGGCCTGATCTGGTGAGCTATGTAATCGTGAAGGTTCAGGGTGAAAAAAATTAATCACAACGACCTGCTGCCATGGTTCCTGGAGGACCATGGCACGTTGCCAGCTTCCTATCTGGAGAGCTGCAGGAAATTTTTTCAGGGGATCAAGCAACAAGTAACAAGCAACAAGCGGCAAGCCACAAGCTCGCCACAATTAAAAGATAAACCTGCAACCAGAAAGGATAATTTATGAAAGTTAAAGAAGCACAAAAAATTACTGGCAGCATGACCAGAACCAGCAAGATGCCCGGCCTGAGCTACAGCCTGCCAGCCTGGGAATGCAAGACAGGTGCCAAGCTTGCCAAGATTAAAGGCAGCGTCTGCAATGGCTGCTATGCAATGAAGGGCAACTACACCAGATACCCGGCTATAAAAGCAGCTCAGTATGTTAGATTAAAATCAATTGACGATCCGCGATGGGTTGACGCCATGGTGGCCCAGATCAAGAGGCAGAAGTATTTCAGGTGGCATGATGCCGGCGACGTCCAGTCGGAGGATCACCTGCTCAAGATCTTTGAAGTATGCAAGCGCACGCCGGAGACCAGACACTGGTTACCGACACGTGAAGCGCAATTTTTAAAATTAGTATCACCTGAAGAAGTTCCAGACAATCTAACCATCAGGATGTCCAGTCACATGATAGACCAGGCGCCGGTGAGCTTCTGGCCATGGACCAGCACAGTTGGATCAAAGACTCGAACATGTCCAGCTCCAGACCAGGGCAACAGCTGTGGGACCTGCAGATCCTGTTGGGACCGTAATGTCAAGAACGTAGAATATGGCAAGCATTAAAAAATTTGTGTCCGCAAATTTCAGCGTTGATTGCACAGCACTCAACGCTGAGAACTCTAAGCGCTTCGTGGACAGCGCTACAAGCAACAAGCAGCGAGCTACAAGCAACAAGCCACAAGCGACAAGCAGCAGGCCTCAAGCATCAAGCGGCAAGCCAAGCAACAAGCGTTGAACGTGGGACCAATCATCAAGCGCCAAGCAGCGAGCTTCGCGATGGTCGTTTAACAAACCGATGACCGCGGATGACTCATAAAGTTTTACGGAGCGAGGAGCGAGGGTCTTTAGCAAGATAAAATTCCGTTTCGTCCTGGTAAGATGAAAGAGTTTTTGGTGCGGTGAAAACGAAACTTTTGGTGTCTTTGTAACCTTCAATTCAACCATGAAAAAACCACAATAATCATTGTATCCCAATAGATCTGGTACACCATGACTACTCCAAGATTCCAGTCTAGTCCACTGAATATCAGGTGTGTTTTTCTTAACTTCTTTCCAAAATTTTGACTCTTCTTTCACCGGAATTTAGCGTATTGCATTTCAGTGTTTTTTGCAATAGTAATTATGATTATGTCACAAGAAAAGAGACTTACAGAACAACAACGGAAGTTTGCGGAACTGCTTGTTTACAATGAAGGACGTAAATCTCCAGCTGAGTGTGCTTTTGAAGCTGGATACAAGACAAGAGCAAGAAAAGCTGCGTCTGAAATGAGAAATCCAAAATACTTTCCATTGGTTGTAAAATATATCAATGAGTTAAGAGCTGAAGTCCAAGAGAAATACGGTGTGACGTTTGAAAAGCACATTGCAGAACTATCAAGAATCAGAGATGAAGCAAGAGGTAAAGGTGCCTGGGCTGCTGCAACAAATGCAGAGATAGCTAGAGGTAAAGCTGCTGGATTGTATGTTGATCAGAAATTGATTATGCATACAGGAAATATTGATAGACTGTCTGAGGAGGAATTAGAAAACAAAATGAAACAGATTCTAGATGAAAATAGACTGATTACAGTCGAACCTTCTCCATCTTCTGAATCACCCCAAGAGGGAATACATTCCGATCAGAAAACACTTCATCATTCTGATCATAAGAACTAAAGGTCCACAAATGTTTTTTATCTTTTTTGTATACGTAGGCTTGAGTTATCATAACACAAGGCAAGAACCTATCGAACTCATCGACTGTAGCGTGAGCTGCATCGCCGGTGATATCCAGCCAACGTATGGAGTAGAAGTAATATCGCTTCTTGTTAATTACAGCACACTTATATTTTGATTTCTTACGTCTCTTAGTCATATTTCTATATAAGGGGAATTTTTGCCCCTATAAAGTTTTTTCTGAAATAAAAATTTGCCTCGCGCGTCAAGTAGGGAAGTGTGCCAAGGCATATATGCAAAAAAGTCAATAAAATCACCATTTGTGCCAACTGTGCCAAAGGGCTTGGCACAGCTATTAGTCAATAATACCAACACTTTTAGCTTAAAAAAGGGGTGTGCCAAGTGTGCCACGAGGTTTTTTTTATTTTTAAAAAAAATAATACCCCCTAAAATCTCCCTTATGTACGGAACAACAATCAAGTTTTCTTGAAAGTTGGTGACTTTATGGCAATTTTTTGTTCTTTATCTGTCTTAAATGCGACAAGAACAGATGTATCGCCAATAAGCGTAGACTCCAGCACCTCTATTCTTCTTATCTCTCTCAGAGAACCATCGTCCATTTCTATGTATGCTCTGGCATTGCTGATTGCATTACCTTTCTTGCCATCAGTAAATTTATCTAAGTATTCTTGTAAGTATTTTACGTACACTATTTCCTCCTTCTGTGTCTGCCCATGTACCAATCGCCTGGTTCATAGTTCCAACGCTTGCCATGGTGTCCTCTTATATCGGCATACCACATACGTAGTCTAACTATCAATTTTTTTACTAGCATGATATTGATCTAACCTCCTTAACCATTCATATTTATATTTTTTTAATTCTGATCCTTGGATAATAAACTCTTGATAGTAGGGATCAGGGCTACACATCATTACAACAAACTTATCAATACTGGTATCATAAACTGCATCATGGGCCATACAATATGCTGCGCCCTGTAAAAAATAGTCTGTGATCCATTCTTTTTGTTTTGGTTTGTTGGTTTGTTTAAAGTCAACAATCGCATCTGACCCATTATGGACACAAGCTAAATCTGTTTGGCCTGCATACAATCCAGGATAATAGACATTGACTTCAGTTCCGTAATATTCTGTAACATTACACAATCCACGCTCCGCGATCCGTTCTGCCATCTTCATGGCTTCTTGTCCAAGTTCCGTAAGGTCAGCGTGTTCTTGACCTAGTATCTTGTGTTCGAGAATCTTATGCATCGTCGATCCACGATTCGCGGCACGTGTTTTAATTTTGTTCGCTCTCTCCTTACCTTCTCTCGCGTACCACGCCGCTAGACTCCTTCTTTTCTCTTCGCTCTGAGTCTGAGATAGTATAGTCGTAACTGATGGTAGTTTTTCTTCACCTATAACATAGTGTCGTTTACCATCTACAAGTTCTCGGTTAGTTCCAGGGTATATAAATTTATCTATCTTTTTCATAATGTTTTATTATCTCCTTT